AAGTTTTTTTTAAGTGAAGGGGTTGACTTAGCCGATAAGTATTGTATAATGAGAGCATAAGACACAACACACGAAAGGAAACAACATGGTTAAGTTCTCAAAGGCTAATGCGAAAATTGAAGCGTTACAAGAGGTTCCTTCTTTACAACCATATCTCAAAGGAAAAAAAGTTTATTCGTTTGATCTTCTGTCAGGTTATTCGTGTCCGTTTGCAAAGCAGTGTCTGAGCAAAGCAACGGTCAACGCAGAAGGTAAACGGAAAATCAAAGATGGTCCCGATACTGAGTTTCGCTGCTTTTCAGCAAGTCAGGAAGTACAGTATACCAATGTTTACAATTTACGTAAACATAATTTTGATAGTCTGAAAAATTTGTCAACCGGTGAAATGGTGCAACGATTACAAATGGCAATGATGAACGATACCGGTATTTGCAGAATTCATGTGGCTGGTGATTTTTTCAACCAAAAGTATTTTGACGCATGGTTAGCACTGGCAGCATTAAAACCGAAAATCTTATTTTATGCTTACACGAAGTCATTGCGATATTGGCTACACCGTAGAGAGGTTGTTGATAGTCTGCCGAATTTTATTCTCACCGCGAGCTATGGTGGCAGAGATGATGAGTTGATCGACAGTGAGAATCTCAGGTCAGCCAAGGTAATTTTCTCAGAAAAAGAAGCTAACTTGCTAGGTCTGGAAATTGACCACGATGATAGTCATGCCGCAGATCCGGCTAAAAAGAATGATGATTTTGCTTTACTGATTCACGGCACACAGCCCAAAGGTAGTGAAGCAGCAGATGCACTAAAAAAGTTAAAAGGTAAAGGGTCGTATAATCGAAAAAAAAGAAAGGAGGCGGTATGAATGACATGGGGTGAGCTATTTAAATACATGAGACAGAAAAATTTAGAAAACGCAGACTTTTTACGGGAAACGGTTTTTGTCTGGGATGTGTCAAAAGGTGATTTTTTTCCTGCTGACCTACTTGAAACTGGCGCAGACGATGTTATAATGGGTGGAGATAGACTTTTTATTTCAATTCACGGAGAACAAAATGAGTAAGAAAAAAGCAGTTGTAGACTTGGCAGAATTTCTTATGGTGGTCTTGGTTGATCGAGAGAAGTTCTCATCGGTCGAAGAAGCAGCAAGTGCATTGGGAATGACACCGGCTAGCTTTAAGCAGCGCCTTGGTGTTGAGCGGAAACGCTACCCGAATCTTTTTAAGGAATTTATTCCATTTAGTAGTGACAAGCGACGGATTCCAACAGAAGAGGAGGCTATTGCAATATTCCACAGTATAAATGACGGATTAAACAAAGTTGTTTTAGAAAAGGAGTAGTATTTGATTGGTTATTTATTTCTATTTTGGATTTTGATTATTTTCACAACACTTAACAAGGAAGAATAAATATGAAAGCTGTAAAATCTAACCTGTATCGTGCTGCACGTATTGTCGTTAACACCAACCGCCGCGATAAATCGCAGTGGGCAAAGATTGTAGAAGCAAATGGGCGAGTTGCTCACACTGGGCAGCTTAACTATATTAGGCGAATTGCCAAGCAAAAGTATAATTTAAATCCGTCCCTGTAAGTCTTCGTTCGCGTGGTTCCCTGCGGGTGGCTCGTGCTGCCCGTGGGGAATTTTTTATCATGACATAACCCCTTGCAGCATAAGGACTTAAGGCTGCGTGGCCCGCCCCGCCGACCTAAACCCTTATCACACAACGACTTACGGCAATCCGATTTATTTCTGGAAAAACTAATGCTGGAGGGGTTGACTTGCCGATATTTACTTGTATAATGGAAGCATAACAAGTTTCACTCTTTTGAAAGGAAAAGCAATGTCGCACGAAGTAGAACGAATGGTATTTGCGGGTGCCACGCCTTGGCACGGTTTGGGAACTGAGATTGACAGCGCTACCAATTTTTGGGATGCGTTCAAGTTGGCTGGTTTGGATTGGGAAGTTGAAACCGAACCGCTCTACCGTAAAGGTGCAGCGGATCAGGTTGTGGGTGAAGAGGTAAAGGCCCAAGCTGCCGTGCGAACGTCAGATGATCGGGTTCTGGGTGTTGTCGGTCCTCGTTGGACTCCGCTCCAGAATCGAGATGCGTTCAAGTTGTTTGAGCCGCTCGTAGATTCCGGTGATTTGATTTTGCATACTGCTGGGTCTTTGCGAAATGGTGAACGTGTTTGGGTTCTGTGCCAACTTGGTGCGGATAATACGGAAATCGTCAAAGATGATGAAATCGCAAAATTTGTCCTGCTCTCAAATGGGCACGACGGAAAATTGGCTGTTCATCTTGGATTTACGCCCATTCGCGTAGTTTGTGCCAATACCGAAGCAATGGCACGAGGTTCTAAAGCCTCGCAGTTGATTCGGGTGAGGCATCACAGGTTTGTCAAGAATAATGTGGAAAAACTCCGCGATGTTATGAACTTGGCGAATCAAGAGTTTGAGACGACTGCGGAGAATTATCGTTTTCTTGCAGCGCGTCAAATTAACTCGAAGGATTTGCGAAAGTATGTCAAGATCGTCCTGAATGTCCAAGATCAGGAAGACAAGGAAATTTCAACGCGAACTGAAAATATTATTCAGAGCATTGAAGATTTATTCCTGACAGGTAAGGGCAACGATCTTCCACAGGTGAAAGGTACTTACTGGGCGGCATACAATGCCATCAGTGAGCATCTGAACTACAACAAGGGAAGAAATAACGAGAATCGTATGGATTCCCTTTGGTTCGGACAAAATGGTAATCTTAACCAGAAAGCCCTTGACACTGCTCTAGCACTTGCGACGTAAAAGCGTTGCTTTTTCCTTGACCCCGTTCCCAACTCTCTGGGAGCGGGGTTTTTTTATTTGACCTAACCCCTTACTACCAAAGGACTTAGGGTTGCGCGGCCCGCCCCGTCGCCCTAAGTTGTTGATAAATAAAGACTTATGACGATTTGTTCAAGTTAACCCCTTGATTTGGACGATGTGTATTGTATAATATACGTAAGTGCTTATAGGGCAACGACTTATGAAAAGTTATGAAGATATAAATAAAAAAATCAGAAAAACAGGGGCGTATTTGCTCTTGTAGCCCCTTGGGTCTGTGATGGTCTATAGCACGCGAGTTTTTAGAAAAATATTAAAATTTTTTGCAGAATTACGGAATGTATTTTCTTAACTAGATCTTTGGTCTGCGATAGTCATTAGCACGCGACTTTTTACAAATGGAGGTAAAGCAATGAGTGGAAGCCTAGAGAGTGACGCAAAGAAAAAAGTACAAAAGAAAAAAGATATAAGACCTGATTTTCAAAAGGATTTAATTTGTCAAGAAGTTTTAGACCAACTAGGGGTAGTCAATGATTTTCATCAAATAACGGCAAAGAATGTATTCGATGATAAATGGAGAATTAATGTTTGGACTACTTACTGGCCTGAGTTTACAATTGCGCCTAGTTATCAAATAAAACATAGTTATTTTTGTACAATAAAAGAAAATTGTCTTTCTGGATGCGTTCCCGAAATTTTACCCTTATATAAATAAAAGTAGGGGTATAATACACTATAGGTAATTTAGGGAATCTTAAGAAATCTGATATGTTGTCAGATGAGATTCTCTTCCCGTAAACGGAGAAATCTAATGGGTACTAAGATTAATTCATTGTTTAAGTCAAGAAGGTTTTGGATTGCTGTAGCAGGTGTGGTAATTGTTGCGAGTGAGAGTATCCGCTCTAAGGTCGGCATTACTCCAGATCAAACTACCAATGTTGTTCTTGTACTTGGTTCTTGGATCGTTGGCGATTCTTTGCGAGTTACTAGTTAGATAAAACTATCTCTTGCTTCCTCTCTTATGTCTGAGGGGAAAATTCTCAAAGAAATTAAGAAAAACAAACTAGCAAGTAAATAAAGCGGGGTGGCAAGAAATATTCTTAAGTAGCGGAGCATTGTCTTTTCCCTTATAGGTTTTTGTCGCTTATTTAGTATAGCACGCGAGTTTAGACAAAATACAATATTCTGCCATCCCGCTATTCTGCTTAAACTTTACTGGAATTGTAATGTCCTGTAGGAATTATTAAATAATTTTTATTAATACTTTTCTCTGAATATTTACGCCCCCAGTAGTCTGCTTCTTTCTTTGTATCAAATACTAACTTGGTGGGATATCCATTTTCTTCTACATAAATTAGCATATACATATTTGGTCTCTCCCTTATATAGAAAAGTTAATAAACCCCGAGGAATTCTTATTAACTGTTATTAACTCTTATGTATTATACTTCAGTTTTTCTTATCACAGATAGCAGCAATGCATTGAAAACCAGAGATAACCAAACCGGCTATTACTTTTTCTTGAAAAGTGAATGTATTAAAGTTCCAAAGAAATAAACATAAGCTAACATAGAAGATAATCAAATACAGCATAGAAGATACTAATCCCATAGAAACCCTTTCCTTTAAAACACCCATTATACACTTGGTACTTAGTTATACAACCGGCGGAACGCTTTTTCTCAAAAAAAATCTCAAGAATTTCCAAATAGTTTAAAACTTCATAACTTTCCGGCGTTTTTCATCTTTTTTTATTCCCCCTATTGACATTCCTATATATACGAGTATAATAATATATGGGTTAAGTGCCCAACTATACTAATAATCTAACTAAAAAACGGGGTTTTGCCCCCAAAATTCAACAAAATGAATCAAAAGTCCACTTATTGTTAAGGCATCACCTTAAAATAACCGATAATACTCTATAGAACAGCACCCACCTACTATGATATTTTCTACATTTCTTCACTTCCTTCTATATGCCTTACCATCCTTACT